CGTCGACACAGAAAATAATTCATATATTCTATTCGTTATTTTAGTAGATGTATTATATAACTTTCAATAAACATTAATTATATAATATGATAAAAACCGAGTATATCGTATTTATTATTACAGCGATTCTAATCGCAAATACATACTATGACGGGCGTCTTATAAAAATGTTTCAGTCCAATCAGAAACTGATTAAAATGGCGACATTTGGGTTTGTTGGTCTATCGCTCTTTCTCTTTTTACGACGTAATCCCGAAAACTCTAGGCAATTGTTATTTCACGCTAACGATATCATTAAGTATATGCCGATTAGTAAAGGGACTGCTGATATGATAACCCCGTTCTTTGATTTTACCCGGGGGGTTTCACCCCCCAACGACGGTAACCTAGTAAATATTATGAGTGGCGGTGCGATGGCCGGTGCGATGGCCGGTGCGATGGCCGGTGCTACAGGCGGCGGAAAGTCTGGTGGGACGGTGGGTGCGATGGGTGGCGGCGGTTCAGTGAGCCCCGCCGAGAGACGAGTTCTCAATTCCGGCAAGGGCTCTAGCAAACGAAGTGTTAGCGAAACAAAGAAGAAATATGTCGCAGCACAACAAGGGTGGACATGTGGCGATTGTAAGCGTCAATTGCCTGCGTGGTTTGAAGTCGATCATGTCATTGCTTTAGAACACGGGGGGTCTAATCACGTTGATAATTTAGTAGCATTGTGTCGCGATTGCCACGGGAAAAAAACCGCAATGTCGTTCTTATAATCGCTCGACGCAGGCGGGCGGGTATTCGAGACGGCGGTAGACGGCGAAGCATTATTATATATTATAATTATAACTGGTGTTATTGTAATTATAAATTATTCATTATAAATAACTCAAATATGGATGCCACAGCCTCCGTAAAAGAATCATTTCATATAAATAAACTATTGGATTACTTACCTATTATTATCTTTGCTGTCATAATTCTTGTCGGGCTTTTTACATGGGAAGTTGTCCGAATCGAAATGGCTAGTTTTATGATGTTGATATTGGTGGTTATATACGCAATATGGGTAATGAATGGGGACACAAAATCGTATAAGTCGTGGCTAACTGATAACAAATATATATTCCCGACTTTGGGTCAAAATCCATTCGAAGGTGATTTTGATTTTGATTTTGCCGGTGGTCAAATGCAAATCCCCAAAAAAATAGTCGCAGGGATCGTTACGGCTGTATTTATTATACTAGGTATCGGTCTTGGGTTTGGTAGTACAGGTCTCAAACATTTAAATATTGACAACGCAAATGCTATAAATACAGTTGGTAGCACATTTTTGTTCGGTGGAATTGTGTTGATTCTTTATTCATTATGGAAAATCTTTCGTGAAGATGCGTCACAAGATAACGATGATGATAAAACCACGACGAAGTGGCGCGGGCTTGGCGGGTTTATTAGCACGGTATTAGGGTTGTATATGGTCGCTCGTGCAAAAACTATTGAGAACGAAACTAAAGAATTAATAACGGATGATGATAAAATCAAGTACAAAGAAAACACAGTAAATGCCGGCGCAAGCACTGCTTTGGTCATTGGATTGGTATTACAGGTGATTGGGTATGGGATTATTTTTGGCGCAATATATTGTTATGGTCAATACAATATTAACATTGATCGTTATCTAATCTTGAAATTTTTGATTTTTGCGTTCTTCTTTCTATGTGGAATTTTATGGATAGGAACAAGTCAACGATGGTCTGGACTTAAAACCGGATCAGACGCCAAAGGTAATTTCAATAGTAATGTATTTGCTGCTCACGGCGGAATTTATATGATTTTTGCGTCTGTATTTCTTGTATTAACGTTGGGTAAATTAGAAAAAGCGACAACCAACTATTGGGGTGGGGTGGTATTGGCAGTTTTGTTCCTTGGGTGTTACATTTGGAATATGGTAGAGATGGTTCGACAACGACCAGAAATGATCGACCAAGAAAAATCACAGATATTGATAGAAGAGGTAACCAAAGAATTAAAGAAGAAGAACGGATATAGTGATGCTGCGATAGATAGCGAGACATTAAATAAAGCATTAAACAAACGTATACAAGAAAAACAAAAACCCTCCGAAATAATCAATGGAGTTTTTACTACACTTTCGCTGGTTATTATTGTGATGATTACTCTTTTCCGCACCGCGCGTTTAAGGATGGGACTTTGCGAAGAATTTCCGGAAGAAAATGATTTAGTAAGTAATATATTGAAATATCCGTTTATACCGCCAAATAGCGATGCTCTGCACCAAGATTTTTGTGCCAATATGGGAAGCAATATGCCCTCGCCAACAAAGAAAACAAAAGCATATGATAAAATAAGAAATGGTGAGATCGATAATGTATCAGGAACTGAATGGGAATCGCTTTTGAATACATACGACCCTGCTCCTCCGGCGGGTGGTCGGCAAAAATTCGATAAAACTATCGTTCGCGTCGCCAAAGGCGCAATGTGGAACCCCTTTTTACTTGTTATATTGATTGTGGTATGGGTTGCTATTATTTTCGCCCGAGTTTCTAACGCAGAGTCAACAAATGTCTGGATCGCACGGTCATTTACTGGCGAAATGTTTCCAAAGGTGAAGGAATTAATAGACACATTTTTCATTGTATTGATTGTCGGACTTTTATTATGTGGAATTTTATTGCTTCCGTTTGTAAAAGAACTCAATATTGGTGGCCTGGAATCAATTCTGCGGTTTGCGGAATCTATACAGGTTTGGCAGTATACTACTCAAAATAATAATAATGGATCCCGTCCCTTATCCATATTATCTATTGTGTTAGGTTTAATTTTTGTTCTTGGTGTTACTGGATCGTGGTATTGGGACTATATCCGAAGAAAGTATGTTGACAAATTAGCAGTTCCTGATATTCCAGATGGCTGGGGGTGGGCTATTGCGCTTGTTGTACTATTTACGGTGTGTACCATACCTGGTTGGTATTTTCTTGGTTCATCGTATCGCTATAATACCGCATTCGAAAATGAATCATTGATTGTTAAATTGGCCCGGTTATTTTTCACAGCAATTTATCTAATTCCATTGCTATTTATTACCGTTTTTAAATTGGTTTTATTCGGTATTCCCGCAATATTTAGTACAGTGTTCCGAGCTAAATTAATGGAGGAGTTCAATAAATTTAAGTTTTGGAATTGGGACGCAAACGTAACTGATCTTCGGTTATTTCCGACTGGCGATAAGATTGACCCAGCAAAAGTGACGACGATGGCCGAGCCTGATTACAATGAGGAGGCGAAAATAACGATAACAAACGCAGCAGCAGTAGCAGGAGCGCAACCAGCAGCCATTCAAGCCAAAGAAGCGATGGACGCAGCGCTTAAAAAAACACAAGAAACACTCGACCAAACCAAAGTCGGTGCCATAGGTAAGCTTATCAAGGTTGTATTACTCACCATTTCATTTGTTATTTTGATACTGTCGGTTATTTATATGGTGTATAAGGTTGGTTCGGATAATAGCACAGCAGAACAGGACGCAGCTTCAGGTGGTATTGCCGCACAATTGAACTCGCCAACCGCCCAAGTTATTTACGTCATAATGTCGATTGTCGCGATTGCGGGTGTAGTTGCGTATATTCGAGAGAAATTCACCAAGGCAAATACCAAAACACCAGAAGACTACCTCTTTGATGATTACAAACCGGAAGATACAACCAAACCAATGGAGCAGTTGACATTCGGTATGGTTCACATCATTTACATTGTGTTGATGATCATTGTATGGGTCTATGATACAGAACCAGATGATAAAAACCGGATGTCGGTGACGGGTATGACGATATTAGGTCTGACAATCCTGTTTTTCCATTATTTCTTAGAATTTAAAGACAATAAGAAACCCCTCGAACCGGGTGCGGCACCAGGCACTGAACCTGAATTGGCATCATTTACGAAGCTCTTCACAAACATCCGTTTTATTGCGAATACGATATTCTTTATTATTCTGTGTGCGCTCGCATATTATAAACAACACTCCGTTATGGTGGTCTTGGTGATTTTTATGTTCCTATTCCATCTCACGAAATCGATACTTGGAATGAAATTCCTACGCCTACTTTGGTTATGTATTATCTATATTCCTTGTTTGTTTCTTGGTCTTCTGACAAATTCTCAAAGTGCGGTAGGTGATACAACCCGACCGATTTGGATTATTCTGGCAATCGAGACTATCCTTATCGCTATTTTATATGGCGGACCTTATTTACTGAATTATATAGGCGCTTCAAATTCGCAAATCATCGCCGCACCTATTCCACTCAAAACCCAACACGATACAGGATTAACTGCTCAGAGTCCGCAGATTTTCATCTTCCACAATACGGCACTTAATCGGACCCCTGATGATTCTGCGGCAAATTGCCCACCAGAAGAGAAGAAGCGTTATAATTATTCGGTTTCTGGATGGTTCTGGTTGAATAATAATGTAAACGCTTCGAAAGCGGATTTAGAAATATTTAATTTTGGTGGTATTCCACGGTTAACATATAATCCGACTACAACAGAATTTAAAGTATCGTGTAAAACGATTGATCTATCAAATGGTTTACCAAGATTAGACAGTTCGAACAAGGGGGTATATACTGACATATATAACTCTCGGTTCAATTATAGCAAAACGCAAGGGTTAAGCAATGGTGATAAAAACAAACTCGACATTTTAAATGACTTTCAAACAGACACACAATTGCCAATTCAAAAATGGAATTACTTTGTTATTAATTATGACGGCAAATCAATGGATGTATTCTTGAATAACACACTTGTCGCGAAGAGTGATTTCTTTGTTCCGGATATTACGACACAGCCTATTACGAGCGGATCTGGTACTGCGGCAAAGCCTGATGGGTTAAGTGGCAATATTTGTAATGTAGTATTTAACCGCGAACCATTAACGTTGGAACAAATCAGGTGGACATATAATATGCTGAAATCGCAAGACCCGCCAATCATAGGAACAAAGACCATTGCTGATGAAGTAAAGACAATTGGCTCTTCAAATGTGTATTCACAATAACTGATCGTTTGTATCCGCCTGCTGGGTGGGCTTTATTCTGAAACGAATATTATATATACATATGTTATATAATATGAATTCAAAACTTGTGTTAGCAGTTATTGTTATTTTATTGTTGTTGTATGTCATTTTTAAGGCATTAACTACAAATTATACTACTTTAGGAACTATGCAAAAGTGGACGAATAAAACAGTATTAACTGGTGGAAACTTGCCGAATAGTTTTAAGGCAAATAGTTCAATTTCAGTCTGGTTTTATATTAAAGATTGGGTTGGTGGTGCCAATATTGTTAGTTTTTTCAATAATGTTACTACGGCTTCTGGAAATATAATCTTTAAAGCGTATTTGAAAAATGACACCAATACTGTTGTAATTCAGCCCAAAAAAACTGGAGTAGCAACGAATTGTGAGATTTCCGAATTTCCTCTTCAAAAATGGGTGAACCTCATCATCAGTTTTAATGGTTCAGCGATGGATGTTTACGTTGATGGAAAATTAGTGAAATCGTGTGTTGTAAATACTGGGTCTGAACTTAGTGCGACGCAGAGTATAGTATTGGGTCAGGAAGCTAGTACCGATAACAAAGAGATCGGATTTATCACAAATGTGAAACTGAAGGCATCTCCAATTGCGCCCCAAGAAGCCTGGGATATTTACTCACAAGGGTTTGGTGGAAGCCCTTGGAGCGACCTACTCAATAAATATAAGGTCAAATTGAGCTTCCTTGTAGACAATCAAGAGCAGACAAGTATTAGCACGTAATTCACATTTATGCGATATTCGCGCATTTATGCGATATTCGCGCATTTATGCGATATTCGCGCATTTATGCGATATTCGTAATTTATTCTATATTGTTTTTTTTGCTTCGTAATATATAGTATAAATTATTCATAATTTCGTCGTTTCATATCAGACATTTATTTCGAAAAGATGAATTTTGGAAGTGGAAGTAGTAGTGGCGGTGGTGGTGGTAGTGGTGGCGGGTTCTTGAGCGGAATCACATCCGGGTTTTCAAGTCCAGGTCAGGCCGGTTTGTCGTCTAGTTCCGGAATCGGTGGAGGCGGTGGCTTCGGATTGAAGGACTTTATGGAATCAAATAGTTATGTAGCCAAATTTGCCTTTATTTTGATGGTATTTATCGCATTTGTTATATTACTTCGGGTGACAATTGTTGGATTATCGTATTTTATGCTTCCAACAATGACACCGTTTGTGTTAGATGGAACGGCCAATACAGAAGATATGGCAATAAATGTGTCGCAAGACCCCGCCTTACCTGGTTCGGTATTCATCGCGCGTTCTATGAATGAAGATGGTGGTTTGGAATTTACTTGGTCTGCGTGGTTTTTAGTGAATCAAGCGCCGCAGACAGAAGACAAGTATTCCAGAATATTTAGTAAAGGTGGAGAAGGAACAAAAGAATCTAGCACTGGAATTTATTACCCAAACAACGCACCGGGATTATATCTGAAACGAACAAAGATTACCGGCGCAACCAACCCTGACAGGTCAGATACAGGCGAAAATATCACATTAATGGCGGTAGTTGATGTAAATGGTAAGAAGAGTGGTGGTTCGGTTACAAAGGCCGATTTAAACGAGCAACTTGTTGCCACGGATATTCCTATGAAGAAATGGGTGAACGCGATTATACGTGTTACAAATAATGTGATCGATTTATATGTTAATGGTCGTTTAGCACAACGTAGAAATACCGCAGGTATTCCAATTCAAAATTATGGAAAGGTAAACATTGGTGAGGATAAAACGGCTAACCGATTTAGCGGATATATTTCAACCATCCAATATTTTAATTATTCGGTTGGCGCTAGTAAGATTATGAGTATTGTAGACGAAGGACCTAACCTTAAAATGGTTACAAATGGTGGTGCTGACACAACCGCTACGAAGTCAGTTGGTTCTTACTTGTCAAATATATGGTATATGCGCTAATCTATAATTTAACATACTTCTCTAGCGGTAATTATATTTTTTACACGATTTTCTCGTGTAAAAAATAATGGTGTAAAGTTGAAATACAAAATCACAATGTAATATATTATACAAATGCCATTACCTTTACCGAATTGGTCACCGCCATTACAACAAGATACATCGACTGGCCCAGTATATTTTGAATATGAACCAAATATCCGCTATAATGTATATTCACTCGCATATGACACGACGTATACTCTTCAAAAAGACACATTTACACTTGGAAATGGTAGTCGGGATACAGATGTTTCATCCGCAATTACAAATCTTCGATCAACAATGATAGGGGTTGTTCCATTGATTAAAATATTGTCTACAAATGAAGAATCCAACGTTACATTTTCATTCCCTACAAATGATTATTCCATATCAGTGATCACATTAGAGCGGGATTACTATGTTATTCCGCAAGCGAATGGTTCTACTGGTTTATATCGAATTCCTGGCACCAATGAGGTTCGACTTCCGTATCGACACGCGTTAATTATTAACGGTATTTATGATTCATCCGGCGGGTATAGACCGACAATCCTGGAAACAAAAATATTTATGGAAATAAGCCAGGTTGGTAGTGAATCATTTTCCCCAAAAATAATCAACCTACCAATAACATTAAGAAAAGTAAATACGAATATAAGTCTAAAACCATTTACTGGCAGCGGTGCGTATTCAATAAGTGATGTAAAAAATACAACAGTTAAAGGATCTTCCGACTATAATAATTACATTATTACAATAGAATATCTAGAAGGATCCTATGATCTTTCTTTTTCAGATTTTGCGACAACTACCCGAAAAAATGTGAACGATGGAACAAATGATTATACAAATATAACGTATTACATTTCGCGGTCAGCATCGGGTGGAACTGAAACTATTGTTACACAAAATGATTATTTCGCGATTATAGGTTCAAGAATATTGTTTCGTAAAGTTACATTTAATGCGAATGTATATATACCTGTACCCATCAAATTTTTCCAAGAAGCCACATCTATCTATAAGCGGTCAATTGAATATATTGGTGATTATAGTAATGTATCAACCATACAATTAAAAATCATAAAGTCCACACCTACATTTACAGGTCAAACACCGGTCCATAATACCAATGACCCCTCCACAATTTATTTTTTAAAGGACTTGAATAAAATGACAACCGAAGGGTCGTTTGTAATTACGAAGCCAGAATCCACTAATAGTGACTCAAGTGATAATTTTGTGATATCATCGTCAAATGAATCTGTCGTCAAAATAGTATACGCGGACGGGGTTTTTACCGCACGTGTTTATTTAGAAGGCGTCGCTACAATCACAGTAACGCAGTTGGAAAGCACCAATTTCAACAGAAAAATTGCGTTTTTTAACGTAAATGTCTTCAAAATAACACCCGCGATCATCAATTGTAATACCAACATATTTTACACGAATCCATACAATCGCGCATTCTGGACGCGTTTCACTCCGAATTGCCGCAATTCCAATTTATATAATAGCATAACTGGCGCAAAGCTAACATCATCTGAGGTCGATGACGTATATGATATGCGCCGCAAAACCGAAATCCTTAAATACAATAAAAATGTTGGCGGCCTCACTAAAAGCCAAAAGTACGCAAAGGCGTCGCGCGGCGAATTGATGCGTCAAATAGGAAATGAAAATAAGTATTTGAGCCAGTCATCTGGCGCCGGAGGGGCTGGTGGATTTGGACCATTTACACTTGTTTGCCCATCTACTCCGGAATCTCGATCTAAATTACAATGCGGTTTAACAACCGCGTGCGGCGTACCTGGTAAGGAGCGTTTACTATGTTATGACCCATCTGTAAATTTGTATAATTATAAAAAGACATATGAATATAAAGCTGGGTTACAAATAACATCGAATATCCCAACGACCGCGCTTTCACCTCCAACAAATTTAACTGTCACTGAATTTGATTTCAGCAATAATCACATTACTCTTCGTTGGGATGCGCCCGATTCCAACGGAGGGTTTCCAATAACCGGTTATGTTATAACATATTCTAAAAATAATAAAACGTGGGAGCCTTACAAGAGTATTCTACCAAACGGCCCAACATCAGGGCCAAATTTCAGTTATAATCAAATATCTGGCGAATTAAATGGGAATTCTATTATTTTTGAGAAAATACCTGGCTCGATTGAAATAACCGGAAATACGATATATTATTTATCCGTTTTTTCTGGAAACGAGCGAGGATTATCAAGTGTTCCAGCGACAATAACTGTCAAAACATCGTCTGTCCCGAGTTTAATTAGAGATTTTTCATTTAATGATGTAGATCGTAAAAATCTAATGATTGATGTGAAATGGACAAATCCGTCCAATTTGGGAACAGATAATGGTGGTTATAATGGTCCGCCAATTACAACATATAATTTGTATTATCGCGAAACAACCGAAACCACTTGGAGTAAACAAACGATTGATATTAGTAATGTAATATCTCTAACATCGAACGTGAAACGATATATATTGCGAAATATAAGTAACGAAAAAACCTACTATTTAAAAATAGAACCGATAAACTTTATAGGTGTTGGGCCAGAATCAAGTATATTGACAGCGAGGACATTAACGAAACCGAAGGTGCCTTCAAATGTTATCGCAAGCGCAAGATACGCAATACCGCCAAATACACAAGACGCATCACGTAATTATATTAGTGTAAATTGGACCAAACCGGATGACGGAGGATCCTTGATCAAATCTTATAATATTACAGTTACAAATATGGCAACAAATGGAATTTCGCAAACTTTCACATATACTGTTGATTCTACAACTATAAAAAATACTACACTTACGACAAATATATCTAGATTGACATCTGATGCTGGAACAGGCGTTATTGTTGACGGATCTTATTCTATAGTTGTTTCTGCGTTTAATGGATATCTAAGAAGTGAATCAAGTACAGCATCAAAGGTTGTCATTTTACCGACTTATTCGAAACCGTCTATTTCAGATGTTGTCGGATATTATAACCAATATGGGTTGAGTTATGCTCGCCTGATATTTACATTTAATAATAGTATCGCCCCTGGTATCAACGTCGCGAAAACAATAGTAAATGGCCTCACTACTGGGGGGTACGAAGTATTAATAGACATATATGGTATCGCTATAAATGGATCTGGTGAACATATTATTAATATCCCAGCAACCAATGCTGGAAATGAATATCTTATTGTAGGCACTACCTATAATATAACATTAACAACTACTTATGATAGCGGAGAAAGTTCAACCAGTGAAATATTTACATACACTCCTGAGATCAGATTTCTTACGTAATATATTCTAATATATTAGTACTTACGCTCGTAATGTTGGGTCTATACATATATCTTGGCGTGTGTATACTTGCCCAGACATACATTTATCGCCTGCTTCAACCCTCGCGCAGCTTCTAAACCCGCGGTCTTCTCCAATATAACAATATCCAGCCTTTCCGCTCTGGTGTTTTTGAGTGGAGCTTGTGCTATCATCCGCGTGAGGTGATGGACCTGAATATTCACGGCTTGCTTTATCTAAAAATGTGTATTTTGGATCTTCGTTATTAAATCCTGGCTTTTTGTCTGAACTATTATTCATTGGTGGCGGAATTGGCGCGCGATGTGTATGTGGTTGTTTCGAATGATCTCCGGGTCTTGCTCGGGCATCAGAATCCGAATCTGAATCAGAATCCGAATCCGAATGGGATGACGTCTTTGCGTTATTGGTTGGGTTCATCGACGGTACTTGAGAACCAGAACCACTTAACTTCGCAATCACATCGCGACCTTTTGATTCCATATCATTGAAAAATGCGGTTATTTTTGACCCGATATCACCCATTCCTAAATGAAAATCGCCATTATTGGCTAAATTTGCCCACATAAACCATAAAATAACCGCAATAAGAATCACCTTAATCAGGAATGTAAATGAAAAAAAACTCGAATCTGATGATGAATCATCATCGCCGCTGCCGCTGCCGCTGCCGCTGCTACCAAATGATGATGTAATATCTGGTATCTGTTCTTTCAATGAAGCCGCGGTTTTTTGGGCATTATTAATTAACTCTGGTATGAATCCGGATTTCACCATTTTAGAGTTGGCTGATAATCCGCTATTCACAGTTGTATCATTTGTCGGTTTGGTCAGATTTGTGAACTTAAATTCTGGAAGGGACATCGATTTTTGAATTATTTATTGTTTATTGTTGTTAATTACTATATAATAACAATAATATATTTTCTAGTTATGTTTTCTTGGCATCGTCATCATCTATTTTACGTGTTACTGTATTCATAGAATTCAATGCCTCGAGGCGTTTAATCGTGCGCTCAAGGTCACCGTTCTTATCACTCGCACCACCACTATATCCTGCGGACGAGAAGAGATAATCTGTATCTGGACTAATCTCGTGTTGTTTAATCTGTTTGTATATTCCATTTATGTTTGCGACTGCCGTCTCTATAACCAGTCGATCATTTATCATTTCGATTTTACCGTCATATTCGGTTGTAAGAAGCGATATCGCGAAATAAATCAAGTATCGACGCTTCTTGCGAACACCCGGTGTAAATCGCACACAGTATAACCGTAAAAGGCTTCTAATTATTTTCTGGGTGAGCATTGTATGTTCGTCGGCGCTTTCACTCCGCGCAATAATAATATCCCAAATAAGCCAAATCGGGTCAAATTGTAGTTTATCATCGACCGGAATATGAGAGCGACGTTCACATCTACACGTCTCTTTCTTGGCTTTACAAATTGTTTCGAACTCGGTTATCCATTCTACCCAATAACACGCCTGAAGAGTATTTTTAGAATCATTAGAAATATGATATGCGAATTCGTTAACGGCGATAAAAATCTCTTTCGGGTCACGTGACCTAAAATATTCTTGCGCGTAATCAACGCGTGGGGCCTTTAGTTTATGTGACATTGTAGTGATATCATATTCTTCTTTCTTCTTTATTTTAATATTGTCATATTTATGTTGACGTTTTGAATTACACAATACACATACAATTTCCGCAAAAAGCGCGCGTATCTTCGGGTGATTCCGCAGGCGCAATTCATTCCCCGAGAACCCATTCGAGAGAATGGCCCTGAAACTTTCAAACCGCATTTCAATATACAGCGGTAGTTTGGGGTTTGCTAAATGAATATATTTACTAATAAATGTAATGATGATATCCCATAATTCGAGGTAATGTCCGGAACATACCAATTCCGCGCTCCAATGACACGCCGGTTCTACTTTAGAACTGGATAGACTATTCAATAATTCTTTACGAACATCGGTTTTTTTATACGCAGAAAAAGTAATACCACGAAACTCATTTTCTGAGCGAATATCATTTATTTCATTAGGATCGCTCATACGTTGCGATTGCTCTGTGATCTGTTCCTATAATATATAATAAATAAGCGGTTTTTTATGTGGGTGTTTAACGAACTCACTGAACGCCAGACGCCAGACGCCAGACGCTTTTTTGCCTGTTTATTTTTATAATGACATATTAGTAGTCGCATATCGCATATCGCATCGTTCTCCAATGGCATCATCTATTTATAATTCATTTTCCGCATATGTAAAGTCAATCACCAAATGGGAGATATTAGTATTCTTATTCAGTCTATTAATGATATTGTGTTTTATCAAGCGTGACTTATCATATCAGGTCGAAGGGTTTGATAACCAAAATAGTAAATACAAGATATACGATAATGATACAATATATGATAGTTTCTATGCGGATATTTATGATGAACTGTTTATACAACCGAATAAAATAGAGGCAGAAGTAGATGAAATTATTAATATTACTGACGCTAAAAAGGCTGATAAGAACTTCAAGGTTTGCGATTTGGGTTGCGGTCTAGGACACCACGTAGACCAACTCAAACATAAGGGTGTTGTTAGTGTTATCGGATGCGATAAATCACCGGCTATGCTTAAGAGCGCGAGAGATTTATATCCTTCCGCAAAATTCATAGAAGGGGACTTTATGAACCCGATGTTATTTAGCGAAGAGGAATTTAATGTATTGACATCGTTTTATTTTACAATTTATTACATAAAAGATAAACGCGCCTTTTTCAAGAATTGTCACCAGTGGTTACGACCAGAGGGTTATTTAATAATCCACTTGGTTGACCGAAACCATTTTGACCCAATTGTTCCTGGCGGAAAGCCCCTATTTCTTGTATCCCCGCAAACATACGCAAAGGACCGGATCACGACTTCTCTCGTAAAGTTCCGCAGTTTTCAATATAAGTCGGATTTCAAGGCACCACAACCTACACGCGGTGGAGGAGGAGGAGGAGGAGCAGTAGACGGTTCCACCGGTGAGAAAAATATTGCTAAATTCACAGAAAAATTTACTGATGATAAAACTGGGAAAGTTCGCGAGAATGTCCATACTTATTATATGCCAACAAACCGAGAAATTTTGGATATCGCAAAAGAGGCTGGCTTTACTGTAACAGGTCAAGTAGATTTGGTTCATATTCTTAATGAATACCAGTATTTATTCATTCTTAAAAAGGTTGCGTAATAATCTCTAGGAGTCATATCTATACAATACATATCAGAATGTGTATTGTATAGTGATGGATTATATATTACCGTCATTACCGTCATTACCGCCATTATTTTTCCATTATATAATATGTGTAATAATCGCACTATATCTCATCAGTATCGCAATATTAAAATTCAATTACTATTATTGGTATCACCAACCACTAACATTTCGTTTTTCTGTAAAGCGTTGGTATGCTGCGCGCCGCCCGAATACATTTACTAGTACAATGAATCCGTTAGGTGTGAAAAATAATGAAGGGTATAATGCGGCCGTTGTTTATCCATTTATTACAAATGTAAACCCTGAAAATATCCACGTTTATTCTAGTGTTAGGAACACTGATAATATTCCATTTGAAAAGATTGCGGAATTAATAAACAACGACTATAAAGTTACCGTGAATAATGGTGGTTATTGTTCGATGAACCAGGGTTTGATTCCATATGTACATCACGAGAGATTGGCGTTTACTATCGAAAATGAAACACACGGATTGTCCGCATTTGTTGGTGTATATCGTTCACTCATCTCGTCGTCGTCGTCGACGTTGTCAAATGACATTAATGGCGCTTGTATTCTTACACCTCGTATTAAAATAGAAAGAGACCTCACGACTACCACCGGTGTAACGCCATTGTCTATATCAATATATGTATGTGAACATATGGCCTGGTCCCGATACGATGTAAGTGACCGTCAATCTCTCGAACTCCTTGAAACAACTGAATATATTCAGAAGTCTCGAGAGATTGCGGGGGAACAAACATTGTACCGATATAATGAAATACCGTGGTTTGTTATTCCGTTTACAACAGTGTATACTTATGCTTTATCTCTCGAGAGATTAATGAGGTCTGATGCTGGGGCTGGGGCTGGGGCCTGGCACAACGACAAGGACCGACGTACCCGTACTTCCCGCGGCCACACCGCCATTATAAAGGTTTCATCCATAAACTTCGCGCTTTTTTATGCGTTTATAAATGAATGTTCGAGAGATTTTCGTTGTTCGATTTTAAATGAGATAACACATCTGCAACATCTCATTCAATCAGGGATATACCAAGTCTATATGTTGATTCTCAATAAGACGCGGGTTCTTTCAGTATATATTTATGGACCTTCTTGGGCGAGGGTGAGCCCCCAATCTCTCGAAGATGCTTTCAAAACCTGTACACATAGAGGCAATAATGATTCTATTCACAAAAAGAAGACTCGCGGCAACCGCATCGAGAGATTACACAATTATATATCTCAAACATCTACGGCTGTTGTAAAATATCTTCCACCAGTGAACCCCCCAAAATACGATCTCTCGGGGAAACGTGTCATAAGTGCCAATCGAAATGGAACCGCTGTGGTCACCACAGCAGACACTTTATATAACCCTTCCACTGAAATACCGCGCTTAATATCATCGATTCGCAACAAACACGTATGTGACATACAAGTGTTTGTATATGGATTTATTGACAGTTTGAAAATACGTTGTCGAGAGATTGGAATGGGGGTGGGGGTGCCAATACTTATTGACACCACGGCACATAATTATATTATTATTGATGAAATTGTTCGAATGATGAACGATGATTCACCTGTATTATGGTCACATAAATGGTATTATGTATTATATAACGCAATCATTCATCGGGAATTACCGTGTAAGGATTTGTTTATGTTATAACAATTAACGACGATATATTCGGTGTTTCGCGCCACCAAACATTGTAAACCCCCCGCCAGCACCTCCTGCGCGACCATTACCTGGGATCGTGTGTGTAAATGTATCTACTATGAAAATAATAAATATGCCTAAAAAGCAATACAATACAAGCTCCTCAATAACGTGCCCAGTCTTTTCATCTTTCTTATCTTCCAACATATGAATGATGTAATTCAGTTTTTCGATAAGCGCTGCGTTTGTTCCAGACATTGTGCCCCCGCCGCCGCTGCGCCCGTCTCCAGCCAGTTGATTTGCGAGGGTCTCCGCATAAGGCACAAACTGTTCATAATATTTAGAAGCATAAATGCTTGTTTTTTGTTTACCGTCATCATTTGTGCTAAAATTATTTACGGTGGATTTGGGTTTATTTCTCGGGTCGACATTTCGTGTGGTATCACCGTAAGGTGTTGTGAAATGGGGTGGTGATGAGAACCGCCCTGATGCGCCTGCGGTAGTTCCCGGTGGTTGTGGTTGTGGTTGTGATTGTTCATTAGTACTATCGGCCGGATTCATACCTTCCAATAATGTTGACGAATATGATGATGACGGATTTAGGGAATTCATTTGAGTTGTTTTGCGAACGACGCCATTATTGCTAGATACGTTGTCTGGACCACGAATAACCCCTTGGCTCGTTATATTTGTAGCATATACACCCATTCCTTGCGCCGGATAGGCCGGTAATATTGAATCGTCGTCGTCTGGATCGCTATCTTCCCCGCCTTTTCGATGAATATTTTCTATATAATCCTTGATTTGCTTTATTTTTTGACCGGCTTGTTGTATCATCCCTTGGTTCGTTCCATTTTCATTGGATATACCGGTATCATTACCGTTTGGCGATTGTAATAACCCTCGTTCAGTGCTGCCGCCGATGACTTCAGTTGTACTCTGATTATGATTACGTGGTATCTTTAGGGTTCTATTTCCTGATCCAGTTCCAGTTCCATTTCGACGATTATATATTTTTCCGTGTCCGTGTCCGTTTCCGTTTCCGTTTACATTGTTATTGTTAAGATTTCCACTTTCGGCATATTCAGAAAAACCTAAAGATGACATATTCTCCTATAAAAAAATGAGATTTTAATTCTAGGACGAAATGTGAATTATAAATAATCGTTCAAAAATATTTATCAGTTAGATATGAAAAATATATTAGTTATGTATATACGACGAAAATGGTGAAATTAAGCAAAGAACTGTCTTTAGGAGTTTTATTGGTGCTTATCGTTATTATGGTTCTTAAACCAAACCTTCTCGGGTTTTTGTATAATAACGTTTTAGGTAAGCTGGTGTTTGTTGCTGCGGTTGTGTTTCTTTCTCTGAAGCATACTGCGGCAGGTCTTCTCGCGGTTGTGTTTGTCGCAATCGTGGCTACTATGTCTGGGTACCACGGATTTGAGGGGATGGACGTACCAGCTCCGACTACTACTACTCCCGCAGAGGATGCCAAACCCTGCGAAGGAGAGCACTGTGACGCCGAGAAGGAAAAGGCGAAGAAGCCCGCCGCCAAAACTGCGGAAGGGCTTGAAATGAAGAAGAAGGAGCATAATGAAGGACTTACTCCTCAACAGGAGATTGAAAAACTTCTTAAGAAGAAGTAAAATATAAACATTTCATTACACACATTCGTATATGTATTGAAATATATCTATGGTAATTATAGTAATATGAACAGTAATAGCATCCCGTATTATATACAATATTTATCAACCTGGGTTTATCATAATGTTTTATATACCGAAACAACAGTAGTCTTACTCAAATGTATCACATTTATTATTTTACTAACATTGCTCGTTTATCAAAAATATCACTATTTCACAGCAGGCATTATTATTGTTATTTGTGTGACGATATATTTATATATTAAGACGATAGATGGCGTGATTGATTCCCATAATGGAATATTAGAATGGATTGATTCAATCACTACGACCACAATGGCGCGACACGGTGTTGACAAAGATGAACTTACAAATGGCGTGTCATTAAAGGAAGGATTTTCAATAACAATGCCGAAAATCGTTGTGGGGGACGACTCTGGGAAGGATTATCATCGTTCTAACAAATTCATTGAAGATGATAGTCGCGACTTTACTGATAAATATTTCAACAGTAAAAAATGCGGGATTGGAAGCGGCATTGGCGGGATTTCTATGTTTGGAAGTAATGAATTGTTAGGTGGAAGTCGAGAGGTTGCTTTGAGCGGTGTATATAATTTCGCGGCATTTTATGTTATAAATGATTCTACTGGCAATTCCTTAAACCGATACAAATATTTTAAGGATTGTGTCCTTGAACCGGTGAAACGTAGTGATTTTCGTGATGTAAAAAAGAACATTTATGATAACATAAATCAAAAAATTATTAATATAACTAATATTCTGGGGCGATTTAATACGGATCTACTTTTTAATACTAACTCAAATAGTCGTGACGATTATTCTAAACGGATTTCTTTGTACAATTACTATGACAATTCTGACGGAGAAATACCGAATTATGTATCAATCATTAAGGTTGACCCCAGCAATAATAATGCCAAACAACAACGCTATAATTTACGCGAAATAGATGACAATATTAATGATAAATTATATAGTGAATTATTAACCCAAATCAACAACGATAAAACATTGAATTCTAACGTAAAACAAAAAAGTATTGAGGTGTATTCAAAGGTTTATGAATACCGGAAACGAATTAGTGCGATTCTTGCGAATATGCGCACAAAATCAAAAGATAGTGAAAATTCACTTTACGCGATTCGTATTGATGAATCGATTGTTCAAGAATTACGCGTGATGTTGGGTTATTTGGCAATTATTAAACGCACAAATGATATTATTTCATTTGAGAAGAGTGGGGGTACTACAAGTATATATGATAAGGTATCAGTTGCGTCATTATTATCGACTCCGGTATTGAATCCGATTACTGACATAAATAAGCTAGATACAAACAACGTAAAATATTTAACACATATAACCGGTGCCAACAATATCTTTAAAATACCACTTGAAGATGATACATATAATACAAATGATGAAAAACGGTACTTATATGGATTGACTTATTATTTTGATAAAGATAATAGTGCTCCAAGTTAATAATAATATAATAATAGTATAGTAATAATATACCGATACACCGATACACCGATACATCGATATCATATAATGAAACTTAGAACAGTATTTATTTTAGTTGCGATGATGCTCGTGGTGGTAGCCACGTCTGCGTTTGGTGTGTACAACGATAGAGAAATTGACGATGATATTCCGAAACATCATAACAACAAGAACATCCCGGCGTCGGCGCCTCCGTCTGCTCCTGATCCTGAATCTACAGTAGTTGGTGCGGCTGGTGCTGGAACATCATATAAACACAGTAAATCGCATTTAGACGTATCAGAAAAGGCAGACGGACCTTACATCAAGGATGGAACAAATACATATCGCGGTAAAGCGAGCGGTTATGACCTTCACGGCCATAATGACAGTGATTCAGAAAATAGCGACGGAGGGGGTGACGGTAATGACAGTAATGACCGCAATTATGAAACCCAGACCGAATTTCAAAAGAAAAAGAAATATATCTCTAAAATGTTCGACGAAATATTTAGCAAATGGAAATCCAATGAAACGATAATGGCGCCCAGTGGTATTGAAGAACTTGTAGATCCTGATGAAGGATTCAAGGTCCGTGAAAAATTCAAGAAGGGTGCGCGTCAGGGAATGCGTAAATTGAAAAACGCGTTTCGGGGCCGTTTCAATTAAATAGAATCTCTAATGTTATAATAATAGGTACATAACGAATTATTACAACGAATTATATGACATCAACACATAAAAATAGAAGTCGTCGTCGGACCGGTAACCGAACTCCGAAAACAGAAGAACAACAAAATAGTAAAATTTTACAAGGGGGCGGTGGCGGCGGTGGTGGCGGAAAGCCCGGTGTTGGAACTGCGCCACAAACCGGCGGCGCACCAGGTTCTATTGCTTCTTCACCTCTTATTCCTCCAATAAATCTCAAATCATTTACTGATTTATTTTCCGGTAAAACGAACTTTTTCACCCTTCAATCACCAGCCAATAATATTATGAATTCTCGGGTTCTTACTACGATGCACAATTTTTTCCATAACCTGAATACCAGCACATTTTTTGCCGGTTTTGTTATGATTATTTTGAATATTGGGTCTCGGTATATAAATTTAGACCTTAGTTCCTCTACCGAATCCTGGATTAAATATCTTATGAGTAAAGAAGTATTGGTGTTTGCTGTTAGTTGGATGGGCACACGTAGTATCTATTACGCGCTTGTTATAACTGCGTGCTTTACAATAGTAACAGACCATTTTATGAACGCAGATAGTCAGTATTGTGTTATTCCTTCAAAATTTAGAGACTTACATACGATGACGGAGGAAAAGCACGGACCAGAGAAATTGGTAAGCGATTTAGAAATAAGCAACGCACTTCATACCTTGGAAAAGGCAAAGAAAGAAAAAGAAGAGTCTGACCATTTAGAATTGGTGAAATATCATAAATTATTTAAGGATGATACATTTGAATCGTCTCCCGCAAATGTTGGAAAAAAATAACGTAATGTAACGTAACTGACCTAGGTCTCGAGCGTTTTTATACAACAAACAATTTTATAAATAGTATATAGCTAAGGTTATAATACTATTTATCACCAATATAACAATAAGTGATGGCAAATATACAGCAGCTACCGCCGCCGCTAATGCCGCTGATGGTTCCTTTATTAGCACAGGCACACGCGCGTGCACAGGCACGGGTACGATTACAACGTCCGGGACAACAAGCAGCAGCAGCAGCAGCAGCAGTAGCAGCAGCATCAACACAAGCTCACATAAAAAAACCATACATTACAATAACAAATCTTACAACTGTTGTTGATTCGAGTGTTGACCGACACGTTGAAGAACTTAATGATAGTGTCGCATTGAAAGAAGTTACCGTCGTTGGTCCATCCGGTGCGAGTAAATCGTCAAATTCTAAATTCGACCGGATCGATGGTGAGTTCCCAAAATTAGAAGTGGATATATATGAACAGATGGTTTATCATCGTGCTAAATCAACTAATAAAAATCTACTAGAACTCATTGTCCCATCTCGGTATAAAATAAATTATAATAAAATAAAACAATATTTTGGATTAAAGGCAGCTGATAAAGATACCCAGGATTTATTAAATGATGTAATAAAGGCATTTGGTAATAACCACAATAGTCTATATTATAAACATACGATTGCGGGGAAGAATATATCCACACCCACCACGAATGGTGGTGCTGCGTCTATGAAGGGGGTAACATCTACTGATTTGGAACAGAAGGAAATCGAACGTATCCAAAATAAAATAGATAAATGGCATTTTGATTTCGCTGAATGGTCGTTTTATGATAACGCAAGCACATTTTTTATTCAAGATAAGAAATTAGAGCAGGATGAGTTGTTGACATTGAAAATGGACTTTGATGATGTATTTCAGGACTCGGCAGCACCTGGCGTCGCAGGATCAAGTGGACTAATGCATATTGTCGATGAAATAAGTGATAATTATAGACGTTTACGGGATACATATGTGTCAAATAATGCGTCAGCGGACGTTACTACAGCGGTAAAACATCTTGATGATTACATTGGCTTATTTGAATTATTATATAGTGAAATCCGTATTCGTAAAGACGAGTCATTGGAATATGTTACGGAACGTCAACGGTATTTTCCAACATATGAATTTAATGTCGTAATTATGAATGAGCTATACAGAATATTTGATAAATTACACAATGTATTTGAAAAAGAAAAATTGGTTACGAATGATGGATTTGTGGGTTATTCTCCTAATTCTGGATTTGCCAAGGTTCCGATAAATGCAAAAATTAAACTGTTAGAAACATTAAATGAGGAATACACGAAACTTAAAAGAAGTATCGAAATGAACTCGATATTAAAACATTCTGATGAAGAGTTTGATACATTTATGCTCGGGTCTCGTAGTTTCGAAATTGATAGACAACGAAAATTCATACCTAATTATAAAATAATCCAGTATATTTTTCATTTGATTCACAGCAACAATACTACTCAGTTTACAAGGGACGCGTTTACATTAAATTATGGCGATAACACTACTCCAAACGTATTATATAATTTAGTTGATAGATTACAAATACAAGACTTAACAGGTGAAGAACGTGATAAACGGAATCACTTTTTAACCGATAAACCCAAAATTCAAGCACTTGAGAATATAATTGTTATATTGGAATACCGGCGAACAATTGATCCAATTGCCGCTCCTGGTCCTCTTCCTCCTCGACCAGTACTACCACACACCCTCCAAGTATTCGGTCCAATCATAATAGCAGCAGGAGCGACTGTTGAGAATCAAAAGAAAAGTGTAACAATGCGAATAAATACTGAGTTGTCAAAATATGGTATTCCTAAGTTAGGAACACCCCCTATAGACAGTATTGCCGATAGAATTTACTCTATTAACGAAAAAATACGTGAATTACACGGTAAACATTTCAGGTCAATGCTGATTTTTTATAATTATATAATTGCCAAACGCGCACCCGCACCGGTACCAGCACAGGTACCCACACCCGCACCTAAAGCCAACATTGCGACGTTTTTTAACAAATTTTATGAAGAATCTAAATTGAGTAATGAAAATTTGGAACCGTTTTCAAGCATACGCGAAAAAACCGTAGAAAACTTTTCGTTTGGAGTCGATCTTATTTTCTGGACTCTGTTTCGTATTACGAAATACTATTTTTCTGGTATGCACTCGAATTTCATAAAAAAAATGAATGAAAAAATCGGACCTCAAAACTCCGAAATTAAAAACCTGCGTCTAGCAATTGATTTGAAAGCGAATAAACTAAAGCACATATGTGATCTTGTTGCGAAAACAGGTGAATTTGCGGTAGAACAAATTATCCCAGATCGTGCGGCTTATTATATAAGGGGCGACGGAATGACCACCGGTTTTGTTGACCCAGATATATACAAAACCAAATGGAGTGAAAAAATAGAACCAAAAAAAGGCCAAAAAGGTGGCTCTGCGGATAATGTTGTATTCATCACAAATAAAATGAAGAAGAAATTAAACGACTCTATAGGTATGACCAGTGGTAGTGATGTTGGTAATCAACAAAAACTCGCCAAAATGCTTTCAACATTAATAGAATTTAATACCATTCAAGTTGTACATATGATATTTGCCAAACCGCGTAATATTTGGTATTCGCCAGATCTACGTAGTGACTCTCTTTCTATGACGTCCAAATGGATGTTCTTTCAATTAGAAAAACCCGAAATTATTTCTGGTCGCGCATTTGAAGTATTCAAGAAAGAATTGGTGAAACCGGTAAATGATGATGGGGATACAGGACAACCTGGGCAACCTGTAGCGAATCGTTTGTTGCGTATTTTGGATAAAAAATCTATGACAAGAGTTCCATCGATTAGTATTGACAAGTTAGATACAACCGGCGGCGGCCAATTACCCCCATTTTTTATATTTATTATTTCGAAAGACCCCACGCCACCACGAATGTTAGATAAAGATAATATCAAAGATGTTACCGATATAATGTTTGATAATCCGTCGTTTGGCGGATCTGGTGTCGTGGGTGGTATTGTTGAAGACGGGACTAATTTACCCAACGCAATAACGAATAAGCTAAAACAATTCATTCCGATAAAACCAACGCCTGAAAATTGCGCTGATGGACAAAATGAGATTCTTAAGGCCGCCGGTGATTTAAATGATTCATTTGTTAAATCTATGAAAGAAATCGGCATTGATATTGATAAAAAGATTGATAAATTTCGTCAAAATAACCCGACTCAGATACCTCCTCCTGGGGGTATTCCTCCGCCGCTACCTCCTCCACCGCCATTTATGTTGGGAAGACCTGGTGGTGGCGGTCTTCCTCTTCCTCTTCCTCTTCCTATTCCTCCTCCTCCTCCTGGTGGTTTACCTCCTCCGCCACTGTTTCCTCTACCGCCAGTTATTATGGGCGCGCCGGGTGGCGGTGGCGGTGGTGGCGGTGGTGGTGGCGGTGGTGGCGGTGGTATACCTCCTCCGCTACTTATACCTCCTCCAGGCGGTGGCGGTGGCGGTGGCGGTGGCGGTGGCGGTGGCGGTGGCGGCGGCGGTGGCGGTGGTGGTGGCGGTGGCGGCGGCGGTGGCGGCGCTCACGCTCACGCTCACGCTCACGCTCACGCTCACGCTCACGCTGCCGCTGCCGCTGCCGCTGCTGCCGCTGCCGCTGCCGCTGCCGGAGCTGTCGCTGATGTGCATTTTATAGGAGGAGGCATACAACGAGCGCGAGCGCGACTTGTTTTACTTCAATCAGTCGCATCCGTACAACAGTTAAAAAACGGAGCATACACATCAGTTACTCGATTAACTGCCGAGAGTGATCCATTAGTTCGACAAATAAATAATATACCATTAGCCCAAATCGCCAATCGAGACCAATTAAGACGACAAATATTACAATTATCGAATCAAGCAATAGATGCGCAAACACATCAAGCATATACCAATGCCATAAATATAGCACAAACCACCATACAAAACGCAGTTGCTCTTGCGCGATCATATAATCAGCCAAATCAGCAAGCTGCTGCTAGACTTATTATGAATATAGTTGATCAATTACAAGCTGAACAAAGATTATTAGAAACAAGCATTCTTGATTTAGAATACTTATATTCAAACTTACAGGCACAATGTACATATACAAGATATCTTGAAATACTACATAATGATATAGCTTCATATCAAAACCTAAACATTATTTTAACATCATTTACTAATATACGCATATATGTACATAATATACTAACGCGACCACCGCCCGCAATACAAGCACGCGGTCATAGAAACCTAACACAACTACAAGGTCGTCTAAACCAAATTATACAAGAAGTACAGCTGCAAATAGCAGCAGCAAGAATAGTAGAGCCAGTTATATTACACGCAGATGGTGAATTAGCAACCGCAATCAGGTGTAAAGATGCCACACAAAGAATAATTGATAGGTTCGGACCATTTGTAATGGATCATATCTCTGGACGAAAAGTATTAACATCTGATCTATTAAAAGGACACGCAACCGAAATTTCCCTCGATATTGATAAAGCTGACCAATGTGTGACCGCCGCCCATCAAGCACATGGAATGGTTACTACGTGTCTCCTGGATCAAATAGTAACCGACGCAACCGCAGTTGCGGTCAATTTATTTCAACCACCAACTGCTCAACAATCAACTGCCGGTGTTCAGCGTCTACAACAATTACAACTGGATTTACTTAATGAATCTGACAATTTACTAGCACAATCATTCGATATACAATGGATACATTTAGAACTACAATATCAAGCCGTAGACCAAGATTATCAAACTGAATTACGTCAACAACTTTTAGGACAAGATTTATTCCAAATATTTGACCAAGTGGTTGTATTATTACCAAAAGTAACTAGAATTAACGGATTGGTACCTCCTCAACAACAGCCACATCAAGGACTAGATTTACTAGAACAACATCTAACAAGATTGCGTGATGGAATAATCATACGATACAGACAACAACTTAATGAATGTTTGGGCAATATTATCTTACCTTTATTAACTTTATTACATATAGACCATCCAGATGTCACACCTTATAATCAATTACGCGATGATATCTCACAAACTATTACTTATATTATGGCTTGTCTTCAGGAATTTATACGCGCAATATCTGGACAAATATCTGGACAACCAGTTTTAGACAATTTAAATGGTATTGTATACGAGAATATTAGTTCATACATACAAAGAAATATTGATGGTGTCATTCTACCGCGAATACACGCATTAGAACAAAGCACCCCTAAATGCGCCGAACCTGCGTTTAATAATAGATTACAACAATTAAAAGTTGATATCGACCAACGCAAAGTATTAATACAACAATATGGACAAAGACAAAATATAAAATTTGGGCAAATAATCACGGATTTAAGAGCTATGATATCAAACATACTCCAACAACATCAACAAGGTGATTATATAAGTGTAGAAACCTTTCAAGCTATAATAGGAATTTATCAAATATGTATGGCGAACTTTGATAGGTTGGGCATAACAGTAGGTCAAGTACTCAGTAATACCCATGATGCTCCGGTAGCAACTTTTGTAACCCGTATGGCGGCACTAGAACAAGAATATAGAGATTGTATTGAACGAGACCGGGTCAAAGCGGCAGCGGCAGCGGCAGCGGCAGCAACAGCGGCAGCAGCGACGGCAGCGGCAGCAACAGCGGCAGCAGCGACGGCAGCACAAATAGAACAAGAACAGCTCGGATTTCTCCATCATATTTATTCAAGGTGTATTTTGCCAACATATAAATGTTTGTTGGTAGAGCCTAGGATGCCAGCATTCCAACCGAATCCGGATAGCCGTGGGATGTTTTTGAATATTAAAGAATGCTTAGAAAGACTGCCAATTATTTTAGGATCAAAATCACCTTCACAAACACACGTTATTGTAGGTAACCTGTTGGAAGCAGCAAGTATAAATCCTTTTATTATAAGGGCTCTCGCCATACTTAATCCACATTTATTGGGATTACGAAAACTTACTGAATGTAAATCGGACGATTTAAAAAGAAAGATAGCACAATTAGATAAAGACATTTTAGATAAAATTGGGAAGTTAAATCAAGAGTTCGACCATATTAAACAATTTTATGTTGACGGTCTTCGTGGGATTATTCATCAACTCACCACAGCAGCCTCCAGCTTTAGATTACCACAAGATCCGGGCTCTGTTCAGGCATTATGTACATTTTTAAAGAATACTGTTTTAGATGTTTATGACATAACGAAAATACATGATGATGTAGTCCGACGTTTAGATCACACATATAATATTGATGGTATACTGCGTGATTGTGATACTATTAACGAAGAATATGCCAGATGTATTGACGAACAAGCTAAAACTCTCGGAGAAGCAAATTTATATTTAACTAGCTTAAAGCGTGCGTTTACTGGTCTCAGCGTAGCACTGCCGGCGGCGGCGCAGCAAGACCCGACAAACATAGCTGACACAAACGCACAAATAAGCCAATGTTTGACTGCGTTAGTAGGCTATTTGGATAATTTTAATGGACGAGTTATGCCTAGTTCTATAAATATAGAAATTCAACGTTTGGCACGAGAAGGTTTGAAAGAAACACAAGAGAAAATCGATAGTCAATTGAGTCAAGCTACATTAGATATGTGTAAAATTCCCGATATTAAAGGTGGTATTACACAAAAAAAATCCCAAAAGTTACTTGAACTTACCGGTAGGTTTGATGATGCGAAAAAGATAGACCCCGCCAGTTTATTAGGTAGAATTTCCCCAACCATTTCATCTCAAATAGGTTCATTAAATGAGTTATTAAGAGAAGAACTTACGTGGTTACAGTCGAACCCCGTTAATTACACTACACGATTGCCGAAGGCTCAAGCTATTTCTGAGTTTGGTATAAATCTTCAAAGAATTCAAGACTCTGCAATTGATGGATTAAGAACGGAATTTGATAGTAGAATAAAAGGCCCAATTAGTTTGGATGTAGACGTGTTTATATCAACGCAACTGAAAGAACTTCATAAGTGTCTAGAGACTAAAGCCGCTTCTGACGCAGAAGAAACAAAAAGGCTGCGTGAATATTCAACAGAATTAACGAGAATATTGAATGAACGACGACCGATTCGTATGCCGCCGGTTTCTGCTCAGGCAGGTACGGCGGCTGGTGTATCCGAAAATGAACGATTACAAAAACAAATCGCTACCGGTTTGAATCATTTGTTAGCTGATTATGATAGACAATCTAAGGAAATAAATGCTAAAATGAAGACAACTGGTAATGACCTGGACAAAGTAATAGTAGACTTGAACTTCGAAAGTGGTAGACTAACCAGATTATTAGATAGTATAAATAAATGCGACGACACAGGAATGGTTGCTCGTAATCAACAGAAGATCGAAGAATTAATCGCCAATATAAAACGTTCATTACAAATAGTATATTCAGAAAAAACGACATTTCAACACAATAACGTAACCATAAATAGCAGTGGCGCACACATACGTCAATCTATTGACCGAGAATGTAAGATATTTCTTGCTTCACCCCCGGTTCTATTAGTAGATGTTAAGGTGATCCAAAAGGTTGGTGTATTATATGCTGGATTATTGAAGGACCCGAACCTCCAGCGGGTAGCACAAACAATACGTGACGCACAAAGTGTGTTAATGACGAATAAACCCTCGGTTTTGCTTATTGAAACCGAACTCGAAACTTGTATTTCAGCCCGAAAAGAAGTCGCAGGCAATATGGTAATCCACGCAAGAGAATTAGTTGCTGAATTAAAGGGACTTGTGAGTCAATGTAAAATTGGCATTGACACACTTAAAGCGTATAGTGACCCTGCTAGGGTATCCTTACAATTAAAGCCGGTTATGGATGCTAACCCTCAAAAAGCGGATTCATTTCAAACATCTTTCAGTGAAATAAACGCAGCGTGTGATAGATTGAGAATGGAAGTTGTAGGTATTGTTCCAAAGATATTTAGCGAACAGAATGATTTAAGTGCTTTCAATGTATTATTACAAAATGTACTTCAATATCCTATTGCTATTGCGTTAGACGAACCACACGCAACATTACAATTGAAACAGAAAACTGCCATTAGCTCGTTCGACGAACTCACGGATAAAACAAGAACCCTAAATGAAAAAATACAGGAAATAACAACTTTGCAATCACGATTAGACACATTAGAAGATGAAGTTGGTGCTTTTTTGGATGGTGATGGTGATGTAGAATTCGGTGGGAGGCTGCCTACTAATGTAGTTCTCGATCAGAGAACCGGTAACATTGAACTTATTTTGAGAGGCTCAGGTTCCACAAAAACCGAAGCGGATTCAGAATCCAGACCAGTAACACCGTCACCTGGCGCTAGTGCGGGACGTAACGCATTGAATGCTATGTCGCAATTAGCACCACCATTATTGAACACATCATCAAAACGCTCATCATCATCACCGTCGTCGTCGTCACAACCCTTGAATATGTTCGGACCTCCTTTACCTGATGGACTGACACGAAACCCATTTAAACAGCCCGGCGGAAGTATTCGTAGAAGGATAAAGCATCAAAAAGGTGGGGAAGGGGGTCGTGTTACACGAGTTATAGTAAAGGGTGGTACAGATATAGCAAATTCATTGTTACTTGGTTTCAATGGAAATAAGGGTTGGCTAAATATCAAACAAGAGGCATTGACCGCCGCTTTTAATAAAGGTGACCTAACAGTTAATACTATATCTGAAAAAGATGTACCTCCGCCGTCAACCACCATTAACCCTGAATCTAATTTATCGATCGCCGACGCAGCTGTAAAAATACCAGCAGTGATGGAAAATTTAATGAAATCAGTTGATGAATATTCAACTAAACTCGCAAGACGAACAAATCCCACGGCATCTACAATTACAACTTCACTAGATTGTTACAATAAACTGAAGCGTTTGTTTAATAAAGTAACCGCTCCAGAAGTAATAAGAGAAATATTAGTACGTAAGGGAATTAATGATAAAATAACCGATACAAAAATACTAGAAGTATTAGGATGGCATTTTTCAGAAAACCGTTTGTTATATGACGTAACAAAAATACCCAATGGAGGCATTTCAGGTGGGCTTTTTTCATTATTTAATTATAGTCTAGGGAAATTATCGAACTTTTTAAGTATTGAAAAATGTGGAAAAGATTATGTTTGTATGTTGAATTGGCTATTATTAGTTGGGTTTCATTTGAATTATCAAGACAATACTAAATATCCATACGAAGAGATTCATAAATTGATTATAAATATACATAATAGTTTTTTGGGTTTTTTAGAATTAGAACACTCTACTCTATTAGATAGTTTTGTTAATGGAAACACTGGTTTGTATAAAACTAGAGTTGCCGCAATTTTAAAATCTAGAGTTTTTGCGAGTACTACCGAAAATTATCAAAAAATGCTTGAAGGAATTAAGGGTGAGCTTCAAGATAAATTAACAGAAGAACACCCACCCCATGTTCAAACGCAACACCCATCCCACGTTCAAACACTAATACGCGGCGGGCGTAATAAATATAATACAAGAAGGCTTCTTCCAAGAGAGCATCGACCAACTAATAATAATCACAATCAAAATCATCATCATACAATTAAAAAACACAGTAAGAAAAAACACAGTAAGATCGACATAATTAGTAAACAAACAACCAGGAAACATAGAAAACAGGAACGACTACAACAAATCAAAACAACACGATCAAACCGCGCTTCTGATTCGGTATAATCGACAATTTTGAACGGAAATATTCTTCGATTATCTTGGCATAGTCGATAACTTCCGCGCCTTCTTCTGCTATTATTTCGTAGTTGTCGCTGTCAAATCCTTCAGTCCCACTTTCACTTTCGCGTTCGATTTCGCTTTCGCTTTTGGCATCGTGATATGAGACTGAGGATACAATTGGCGTCGCGACACGATGTTTTATGACATATAATATCATTTCTTTGTGACTATTCCATAAATCAATGATATTCATTACACCACGTATCGTATCAAGTGTCGTATCGTTTCGATGTGCGCTGTAATAACATTCATCAACCCTCGGGAAAAAAAACGGCGTTCCTGCGCTAGGGTGGTGTTTGATGATGAAGTTCGTGTGTGTCGATAAAGATACATATTTGTCACTGTCACTGTGACTGTCAGCACCACGAACTACCATTATCACGACATTATTCTTAGCGAGATTGGTCTTGACTACACTAATAAGATATGATGACTCGGATGCGGCGCCATCACTGAATACAACCACAACTTTTGATGTAGGACTTGGAAGAGGAATGGTTGTCCGCCATACATCACGTGACCATTCACGTTCTGGACGATCGACTGTGTCATTCCGCGCGAGGATTGCGGGGTAGATTTGCGGTGTGACGCCGTGTGCGTTCATTTGACAGTATAAACTATGTGTGTCTTTTGGAAAACACGTCCCGCCAAACCCGCGCAGTCCATCTGGACCTGGAACCTGGAAATGTGACGCCCCCATCCGTATGTCGCGTTTCGCCATCGTGGTGACGGTTTCATAATCGGTATGTGTTGCGCCGCAAAAATCATAGAATTCATTCATTATAGACACCTTCGCCGATAGAAAACAGTTCTTCATTAGTTTAAGCATCTCGGCTTCGTTCGACTCACAGAATTCTATCGTGGGCGAATAAATCGCGCCATTTCGGTGGCTTGTCCGAATAAGTTTATGTATACGTTCTTGGAACACATTTATCTCCGCAATGTCCACGCCGCATTTCCCTCCCTCAGATGAGATTGGCGGTAATCCAACAATCCATTCTTTCATCTCGCGAAAGTCGGTTTCCCAGTTGGCTTCTGTCAGAAACTCTGGCATAAAATAACACAGGTGTTTCGCTGAAAAACCGACAGGCACTGTGCTACGGATAATTTTGAATGGATTTTTACACCGTGATAGTGTATGTTCTAGAATATGGGTATAACACGTTCCATCGTGATGAAGGGGGGTCGGGAGACAGAAAAATAGAAGGTCACACTCGCGGTCGAGTGTTTCGAGCGTGATTCCTAGCGGAACACACGCGTCAGGTCGAATATCATAAATATATACGTCGATCTGTGTAAAATGCTCGTGTCTGTAAAAAGGTCGAAATGCTGAGTCGGTAATTTGCGTCGCCGTCGCTGCATCGGTGGGCAATATTTCAGAACGTGTGGGCGATGATGAGGAATCAATATCCAAGTAATAGTTTTTTATAAATATTTGGGTTGCTTTACCCACAAAACCATTACCAATAATTCCGATTTTCATTGTGTGTGTGTGTGTGTGCGTAATAATCTATAGTAAACATCAATATTTAATATAGTTTGTACAAAGTATCGTGAGGTATTCATTTCATTCATTCATTCAATCATCCACAAAATTACCTGGGTCTATTCCGAATAAATCAATAACAACGTCTGTCATATGTTGCATATAACTCATTTCACTTCCGAGTTTTGTAGCGATAGAGTCCATAATCGCGATAGTAATAAATAACCGATACAACGAACGTTTAAATGTCAATTTGTAGCTATTCAAAATATAATTAATTGTATACAGTTCATTTACACCTAAAAATTTTATCTCAGGTGTAGAATAATCGATAATAACTGCGTGTAATTTGGCGTGTAATTCATTAAATGTGTGATCTGGTAAGTTTATCTGAGGTGACACATCATTGTGATTATTAATGTCTTCTGACATTTCTTTTAAAATCATATGAATTACTCGATTATATTTTTTTTGATATAATAATTTCGCAGATTTAAATAGCAGTTCTTGGTCATTGCGTGTTAAGTGTCCGATAATACCGAAATCTAAAAGACCGATTTTGTATACGGCTGCGGTTTCCGTGGTCTCCGTGGTCTCCGTGGTCAGAGATGCCAACGGTTCTTTAATAAATAAAATATTACCTGGATGTAGGTCACCGTGGTAAATCGAATTACAAAATGCGGCCTTTGCATTAAACAACGCAAGAATTTTACCAAATCGGTCATTATCTTCCGGTTCTATTTCCGTTATTTTTCGCCCATTTATGAATTCCATAACAATAATATTTGGGTTAATTTTCTCAGTGAATTCAGAATAGGGTTCCGGAATTTTCACATAATCGCAATCCTTCCAACTTTTATAATATTGTTGAATATTCGTCACTTCTTTACGAAAACATACCTGTTCTTTTAAACATACAATATTTTGTAAAATAAGAGTTTCAATACTTAATGTTCGTATATACGGAATATATTTGGTGAGTTTCGCAAACACAACGAGATTATTCATCGAATTATTGAAATTATTGATAATATTATTGCGAAGGTATTTGATCGCGACGTACTGACCAGTGCCAGTGTCAGTGCCAGTGTCAGTGCCAGTGTCGCCGTGAGTACCCTCCACAAACTGGCCTTTAAATATCAGCGACATCAGGCCAGATTTAATCGGTTTATAATTGTTTAATATTTTGATTGGTTTGTACGGGTAACAATCTATCGCCTTATGTTCGAGTTCAATTAGGTCCTCATCGTTGTATTCATCGTTTGTATATTCAACATTATCGGTATAATCATTGAAAAACTGGCTCAGTTCCGACGATACTATATTCTTGTTGGTCGCAAATGCCTGAAATATCTTAACATACATCATATTTATTCCCGCGAGACGTTTTGACACATCAATAATCGCGTTTGTTTTCGACTTCCATCCGGTTTTATATTTAAGGTATTCAACGCAACAAATATAACTAGAATGTAATGTAAAATACACTGCGGAAAACATATCGTAAATACTCATCTTTTTATAATATTCCTGGGTTTTTGCGTAATAATCATCAGTCTCGTGGTTATATGATGTAGACTCAATGTCGTCATCTACCAGAAGTGCATTTAATTGCTGTTCCTCTTCGAGATACTCCGAAAGTAGATCATCGACGCTATTCATTATTGTATAATGTTATAGATTCGATAGGTTGATGTATAATATATATCGTATAATTCTAAATACATATTACGCTACAGATATAAAATTACCCTAAAGCAACCGCAACAGTGGGTCATTGGGTCATTGGGTCATTGGGTCATTGGGTCATTGGGTCATTGGGTCATTGTAAGTCGTTCGATGACATATTTCAATCGAAGATATATCTTTTTAATCATAATACTTATCGCATTTTCCATCGTAACAGTGAGTTCCGATTCATTTTCTGGCTTTAATTTGAACATATGTATAACTTGAATGTGGTTGGGTGACAATAGAATATATTTTTGGATATAAAGCGGATACTCGATCAACTTGTATTTTTGTTCGATCATTTGCGTATGATATTCATACGGGATACTCTTACTTGTAAAATTGAGTTCAGTTGTTCCATCCCCAGCAAACCGTTTATGGATTCTTGTGGTAACATACATATATGTCTTGAATCCACCTAAATCACCGCCAAGGTCCTTGAAAATATACAGAATATTGTATTCAGTGTTGTCTGGTGCTTCCGACAATGGCTGGATATCAATAGATTCAAAAATATCCTTATTCGCTTCATATAACAAATTATGTAGTTTTATATTTATCAATGAAATCAAATCAAAACTGTTATTTTTATAAACATATTCTATTGAAAACAACTTCATATTTACATTTTTACGTAAAATCATATCCTCTTTCGCACAGATTGTCTTAAAATTATTGCTTCCGATAGACGACGCAGCAGCCATTTCACGAGCTTAGTGGGCGTGTGCGTGTTATATATATATGATTAGAAACAACAACCGTTTATATTGTTTATTTATTATTACAAATCAAGACTTACTGTATTGCGTTCAGAACGAGGGCGACGTTTCGATTTATGTGGCGTTGAATCTGCTGGTATATCACCAAGATCTGTAACACTAATTAAATCATTGCCGATACCATTGCTTCCACCCATTCCAGACAATATACTATTAAGTGTCATATCAGCTGCGTTGGTAGCGGAAGAGCTTCCCGGCTGTTGGATGTTAATTGTCTTGGTTTTAAGACGAGACATCATATCGGATACATCGGATGATGGGCCACGCATCTCTGGTCGACGAGACTTTTGTTCGTATGAACCGCCATCTCCTGCGCCGCCGCCCCCACCGCCGAAGTCTTGGCTTTGACGATTAGAACCTGGACGAGCTGGTGGTGGAGGCGCCATCGGTCCTTTCGTCGCAATAGGCGCAGGAGGAGGACGTTGTTGGACGTAAGGGGGTGGTTCACGTCCATTGTTGGCACTTCCACCGTTATTTCCGTTTCCGCCAATAATATCATTCATAAAATTACCGAAACCTGATCCTCTGCCGCCTCCTTGGCCGCCGCCGCCGCCGCCTCCCATATTATTTGACATCGACGAAACGGCCGCCTGCGTGAACTGCTGCATCAATTCAGGATTTTGGCGCATAATGTCATCCATTCCAGGAAGCGCAGATTTAAACATAGTATTTGTCATATGAAGCATAATCGCGCTTCCTCCTAACTGGAACAAGAGTTTCAATTCAGGCGACATCTTCGCCTTTGACTTGTATTTTTCGTGAAGTTCACCGAAAATCTCATCATACTCGCCTAGATTCTCGTTCATTTGCTCTGACCATCCATCAAGTTTCAAGTCAAATGGGTCGAATTTGTTATTTAGAAACTCTAAACCAGTAATACACGCTAAAAGCATCTTTCCTTGGAATTTCACACTATTCTGACGCTCACGTTCCTCTATTTGGGTATCATACTCGCCCTTCATTTCCGCGTAAGATGAATCCATTGAATATCGCTTTGTAAGCGTAACTCCCTTCTGCTCGAGCTCCTCTAACTTACGAAGAAGCTTGAACTTCTCTTTAAGCATTTCGTCTTTAGATAATTGTGGAGTAGGGTCAATATTTGCGTCTGGATCCAGTGGAATATTGTTGAATTTACCATAACCGTCCCAAGTTCGGTTTTCTGTATCAGTATTCGATGTGGATGAGCCTAGATTGATGCCGCCGCCGCCACCACCGCCACCACCATCAGAACGCCCAATATTAAACATACTACTCAATAATCCACCACCACCACCCTGTTCCGACGATGTGGCTGCCGCTACCGATGATGGTGCTCGTCTGTCACTCAAATCGTTTAGTTCATTCTCAAGGTCAGCCAATTCACCTAAATCAATATCGCCACCGTTGCCGCCATTTTTACGACCGGAATCACCGCCTTTGAATTTATCATTCATCAATAGCTCTATACCGCCGCCATAATTACTCGCCATTTTGCTTCCTCCGCTACTACCGCCACCACCGCCGCCAAGTGTAAACGTCGGAATATTATCTAAATCCCCCAAATCAATAACTTCAGCCATTTCGTTTGTTGTTCAATAGATTACAGATAAAACAATCTTTATACTAAAATAAACGTCAAATATGATACGATTATATGATTAAAATATATACTTTAATATTGTGTGCTTACCGCGCTACTACTACTACTAGCGAGATAACTGTACCGCATATAGATCGTACGGTTATATAATTTCTTTTAACTTGTATTTTTTTCTTAGATTATTCGCGTGTTTTGTCGCATAATTTCCTTGGTCTCTATAGAATTTCTTTTGATTTTGGGTGTATTTTTTGGTTTTTCTAGATGATTTACCTAAATAGCTTTTACCGAGTAACACATAAAATTCATATTTTTCGTTTGGTGTCTGTTCTTTCGGGTGTATTCGGTTTAATTCATCATACCGATTGTGTTCTTTTCTAGTCATATTATGCTTCATTATTGTATATATACACTGCTAGAGAAAAGGTAAGAAGAGATAAATAAATAGAAAGTAGGAAAAAATTGAAATGATATTAAAGGTTTAAATAGAAGGACGCGATCAAACAAGAACGATGGATACAACGAGCAACGTGACGAAAGGAGGACTGATGGAGATTCTGGGGGGTGGGACTGGGCGTTGTGTTTATGTCGTTGTTGAAAATGATGAGCTATACCCAACGCTTTATTCTACTTACAAAAAGGCGCACGCAGCAGTTCAACTCAAGTATGCGGACGAATTAAACGAAGAAAGAGAAGAAACAGCGACTTGGGGTGGTCATATGGCATCTCAAGTTGATGTTGTTGAGAACACAGACACCGGCGCAACCAAACTTTACATCGAGAAGGGGGTGCACATAATTATACAACGATACAACTTGGATACAATAATCTAAAGACGCTACTACTGTAGGTGAAATTCCTACTTTTTTATTGTGCGCTTAGTAAATACACCCGCCATAATCCCTGTAAAAAACAATCCGCTAAATCGTCCTTCTTCTTATGTTTTTCAAACATCGGCATCCAACTCGCGTATGGTGTGTCATTCGTGCCACCGCTAGTGCCAGTGCCTAGAGAACGACAAATTGAAATCCCCGACTTTTTACGGTCGCTATATGTCGATGCATCTACGAACTTGGAGATATCCAATGATGAATCTGTGAATAATTTCAATTTACACGATGCGGATATAAATTCGATCCGTGGGACATCCTTCATAATAAAATATTGGGTAATCATTCCTTGTAATGTTTTCATCCTAGACGCCAGTGTGCTTATTTGATTCTCTACAATCATCATATCTATTGGTCCATCGATACTCTCCAAAAGAATATCCAGGTGTTTCATTAAGTTTCGACCATAAGTTATTAAATCCAGATCGTGCGCATACGTATAGTTTGGCTTTTTGACTGGAAGTGTCACTGCTACACCCCCATTGAATATGGTACAATAATTCAAATACTTACCTTCATCGAACGGTTCTAAATAATCTCTCGACATCATTGTTTTAATCTCTTGTATAAGATCAGCCTTCCTGAGTTTGATGTTTATCGCGGGTGTGACAGATAATGCGGCTTCATCTACAATAGTTACTTGTTTTCGAATATCTATCAATTCATCTAGCTTCTTCTTGGTTAATAGATCGGGTTTACGCTTTAGAGGTAAAATCTCTCGAGTTGGTATCTTATATTTTGATTTCTCAGCACATTTCAGACAATATAATTTGGTGGTTGACCCCCCTCCCACCGGTAAGTACATATATTTGGCTTGTTTTGTATCATTATCACAGATTTTCTTTGGGACTGGGAGTACGGGTGTATCAGGTATATCAGTAGGCTCAAACCTCAAATCAATGACGTCCCATCTCTCGATTTGTAGATTTTGAAGTAGGTTGTCGAGAGATTGCTGGTTAAAGTTGGTAATGGATGTCGGTGCCGCGACAGACTTTGACTCTGACCCTGACTCAGGCAGCAAGTCTGGAATATTAATAATACAATATGCCAGGTTTTTCATCCCAACATCAAAACTTATTATACGCATATTGAATGGGATGTGATGTGATAATGTATTATTATGTGTTTAATACATTATACTTTGAACGTTATCTAGTGGTTACGCTGTTGTTGTTGTTGCGAAAACGTTAACAATTGTTCCTGTGTGATTTCTGGCGCAATCATCCGCGCTTGAAGTTGTTCTCTCGAGAGATAGAGATTCTTTAAATCACTCTGGACATACCCAAACGGTTCTCTCGTATCCATCACGGACGCATACATAAATGGAGTATTTGTTTGATTGGGGTCCACTTCAAATGATCCGTGGCCGGACATATTCACAGCATCAATGTTGTTTATTTTCATTATATTATCAGCATTGTGCGTTAGATACTTGCGATATTCCCAATTGGACTGAATATTTTCCGCCTTGCGAATCGACGCATTTACAGCATTACCTGGTTGCCAACCGGAAAAATTGCGCCCATCACTCATTAACGGTGGAAAGTCAAAATATACATTATGGCTGGAACTATAATTCTTGGCCCATTGTGGTTGAGATGACATAATATTATGTTATAATGAGAATAAAATATTATGTGTTGTTATTCTTTGTTATTCCTGTAATAATTGAACGAGTTCGGGCTTTTTCAGTTTCTGGAGGTTTGTTATTTTATCGGGTTGTTCCTTATATTTATCCTTAAGTAATGCGCGTAATTCAATAACAGACAATCCCGCAATAGATGAGTGTTGTGTAAAGGCCGGTCCAGTTGATGGAACAACAAATGATGATTCGTCTTGTTGGGTATTTTTATTCAATAATGATAACACATCGATTGTATCTGATTCAGACGATATATCAGCACTTGTGCCTAAATTAATAGTTATTGTTTTTGTTTCTGTGTGTACTTCTGTATTATCAGGTGATTGTACGGTATCCACTGCTTCTGCTTCTGCTTCTGCTTCTGTTTCTGTTTCTGTTTCTGCTTCTGCTACTGCTTGATACATATCAACTGTCTCAATTTCCAGTTCTGTATTGTTTGGAAGTGAAATTTCAATATGCTTAACTTCGTGTATGTCGTTTACGATACAAGCCGGTTCGTTATCGTGGTCACTTTCACTGTCACTTTCACTGTCACTGTCACTGTCACTGCCACTTTCACTTTCACTTTCACTTTCACTTTCACTTTCACTTTCACTTTCACTTTCACTTTCACTTTCATCAGATGTTGTATCTTCACTATCAGATGATATAGTGATTAACGTATTACGCTGTTTGTTCGGTGCTTCATACATAACAGTATCCATATGAATATGCTTGTTATTGTCGTCGTTATTTGAGTCTTCTTGTTCTGAACTCATATTAAATCCGCGTAATGGATGATGCGGATGCTCTGCGTGTGCGTGTGCGTGTGACGGTGCCTGTCTAAAAACAACATCCTGTAGACCTTGAATATCATACGACGATTCTTCTATATATTGCTGTAAAATGAGTGCCTGTTCTTTTTGCGAATTCTCTAAAACTGTGAATCTGACTTTCATATATTGATAAACCGCATATACCAGAATAGAACAAACTGCTAAACTAACAATAATCGTTAAAAAACTTAATTCGCCCATTCTTTCGTGGATATCTCGATAATATAATAATCAACGATGAAATATTCTATAAATAAACGGAATTATTCTTATGTGCCTTCTTATTTTCACATTATTCGTTTGCTTTTATGTTCCTTCAAGTATAAAACAAATATAAACCTATTGCGTAATAATTTGTTAGATCGAGACGATATAACTTATCCAAATGCGTTGTTTAATCACCGGAATCACTGGATTTCTAGGTCCACACCTTGCGAAACTGCTTATTAATAATGGCGCCGACGAACATCAAATATATGGACTATTGAGAGGAACTCGCGGTTCAGAACAAGAAATAAAGGATTTGTTAACCGAAGAAGAATTCAGTAAAATCACGTTTATCTATGGCGATCTTATTCATTATCGTTCAATGGAGAAGATGTGTCGTGAATATTCATTTGATGTTGTATTTCATTTGGCCGCGCAAACTCATCCACCTACCAGTTTCAAGGACCCGATTGGAACATGGGAGGCGAATGTGATGGGATCTATTAACTTGATTACTTGTATTCAAGATCTTCAACCCAACTGTCATTTCGTATTTTGTTCTACGGTTGAAGTATATGGAAATGAAGGCATTGATGGACGTAAAATAAAGGAAACCAATACTATTCTCCCCGCCAATCCTTACGGCGCGTCGAAATGCGCGATTGATATGTATATTTGTGAGCGTATGAATAATCAGCAAATGAAAGCAACGGTTATTCGCCCGTTTTGTTTTACCGGCCCGCGCCGTGGTGCGCGATTTTCTATCGCGTCGGATGCTGTCCAAATTGCGAGTATGATGCTCGGTCGTCAGGATAAGGTGTTGCGCGTTGGGAACTTGAATACAGTTCGTGCGGTGACTGATGTCCGAGATATCGCACAAGCGTTTTATCTCGTTGCGACGAATCCAGAGATTTCAAATGGTAAAGTCTATAATGTGTGCGGTGGCGATCCCTTGAAAATGCGGGAATATACAAATCTCCTGATTGAATTCAGTGGACTGTCGGATGTTGAACGCGTCATCGACGACAAATTATGGAGACCGATTGATATCCAGTTTCAGGACGGCGATTCTTCATTGATTCAATATGAACTGGGTTGGAAACCGGTCATCGGTATTCGGGATACGATTAAAGATTTGTTGGATTTCTGGTATAATAAGTTGAAGTGAATAATGGTAATCTATGGAAAATATTCGATTCAAAATCGTGAATCGAATATTTTGTTTGTTATGTAAAAGTTCTGGTTTAAAACCGGTCGATTTGGTCGTTGAAGACACTTTTCAGCCGAAAATATTCCGTTTGAAATTAGAAAAATAGATTCAAAAGTTCCATAGAATACCTACGGATTTCATCCGTTAACTTATAAAACACCAGAAAATATTCCGTTTAAAAATCAACCAAATGGGGCCAATGGCCCCAGGTAATCAACCACCCATTCCGTACACCCCTACGGACATTTGTTGCTGAAAACGTTACACTTTAGGCAACATTACGCAACATGTCCTTTTTCGCATATGCGCCAGAGACTTTTGAAATACGAAAATTCGCGTGTTTTGTGACTGACCAGTCACAACTTTTTTGGACCGATTGAAAAATTTGTGACTGTAACTTTTTCGACCCCTCCGGAGCGTCCAACCGCCAGGGTTCTAATATCAGACATTTATATAAACCGCGCAATTTAAGCAACACAATACGCAAGACTGAAAAACCGCATAATGTTCTATTGCGATACGTGTGACATCAAAACCAATAACAAATTTGATTTTAACCGGCATCTTTTATCACCAAAGCATCAACGGTTATGTTCTGATAACGTCAAATGTAAAAAATACTTTCACAGTCTCATTTCGGGCGTTTCAGGCGAAACCACCGCCGGAACTGTCGCCAAAAGCATCCCCCCAAAACCGACCTTCAATAATTGTGAAATGTTGATCCCCCAAAAAACACCCATCAAAGAAATAATCCAAATCGACCTCAACGAAGAAGATGATGAAAATAATGTGGTATATAATGCTGGTTACGCCATCCATACAGGTCACGTGACAGGTGGTCACGTGACCGCCGCCACCACCGCCGCTGCCTACGAATGTAAATACTGTAAACGCCCCTATATCAACCGAACCGGATTATGGCGGCATAATAAGAAATTCGGCGCATCGTGTGTATTGAAGATAATAAATGAATCCAAACTTGAAAATACGGTGGAACTTAAGAATATGATTAGCACAATGATGCATATTAACCACGAATTCAAAACACAGATATTGGACTTATATAAAACCGCAGCCGCAGCCGCACTCGTGACAGCTGCTACGCCCATATTGATAACAAATAATAATAACAACCACAACACTAACAATACAAACAACACAAACAACATTAATAATTGTTACAATCAGACATTTAATATGAACCTATTTCTTAATGAGCAATGTAAAGACGCGATGAATATGAAGGATTTCGTGAATTCGATTCAATTGGATACGGACGACCTTGAAAGTGTTGGAAAACTCGGATATGTTGAAGGAATGTCGAATATTCTTATAACCAACCTGAATAAAACTGAACTACACAAACGTCCGGTACATTGTAGCGATATCAAGCGAGAGACATTATATGTAAAGGATGCGGATAAATGGGAGCGCGAAGGACCAGATCACACGAAAATGGTGAATGCGGTGCTTGCGGTTGAGCGTAAAAATGTGGGTTTAATGGGAGAATGGGCTGCGCGTCATCCACGGTGTATGGATAGTAATACAAAGGATAATGCGAAGTATTTTAAATTATCAAAGACGGTCACAGATGGGGCCCAGGACGGGAATATTTCGAAGGTTATCCATCGGGTTGCGAAGAATGTCATCATTGACAAAACGACGACGCCGTGTGATGAATAAGATTGTAAAGATTTAAACACGTAACTCTATATTATGAAATTACGTGTAATGGATGATGATTCTAGTGACCCCGCAATCGTAGTTGATCCTGCTATCGCGACCATGGCTGGAATGATAAATTATTTGACTGTTTCGCTTTATCAAGGTCAGTTTACATACAATGATGAACAAGCGTGGGCGAGGTTGAATGATATGTATGACCGCAATTCCAAGACACCGTCTGTCGCACCGTCCGTATCGGACATTCGGGAGTTTTATAATAATATCACGTTCTTGTGGCGGGTCACTGAAACAGATGACCCGGATTATGATATGTATATGAGACAGTTACGCCGTTATATTCAGGCTAATAAATAACAAATATAAATCCAATTCGATATTATGATATTATAACACATATACGACGCGACCACAATGAAACTAAATTTTATAAAATTTTTATTTGGATGGAGTGAATGTACAACTTTTCCAAACGAACGTTGTATTCTCGTATTTTTACATACAAGTTATTGGGATATGTTGACATATTTGTTATACCGAATTTCGTCTTACGGTGAAAATGTATGTGTACTCGTTCAACCAAAACTATCAAAATGGTACTATAAACCGTTAACCTGGATTTGTAATTGTATTTATGCCCCTCCGAATGAAAATAAGAATAGCAATTCAATCCAGCATATTGTAAATGAAATCAATAAAAAACACGAGAAGTCAATATTATGTATATCGCCAAAGGGGACGTGTAGTAAACGAGAATGGCGATCTGGTTATTATTATATCGCAAAAAATTTGAATTGTAAAATATATCCATTATGTCTTGATTATTCAGCCCGTACAGCTATTATTGGCGACCCAGTTGACCCATCTATTGTCGATTTGGAACAAACCACACAATTACTACAGGAACAA